AAGAACTTCCCGGGTTTGAAAAAATTCTCAAAAAACAAAAAGACGGATTAATTTCAATAGCTCAGGCATGTAAAGAACTCGGTATCAGCAGGACTCAGTGGTATAGATTGATTAAAAATATAGCATAAACTTGGAATTAATACACCCTTATGGTATAATCTACTAATAAAGGGGGTGTTCATTTTGCAAAAGAAAAACTGGATTATCGTTGCGATAGTTGTTTTATTGATAATCGTAGGCTGGAGGTATTATGATTCTCGTTGGGAAAGGTATTTTATAGTCAAATTTATAGGTTATGATTTTGCACTGAACGGAGATGGACTTCACGTTTATGAGATCACCAATAACACCAATCGGCATTTTTTCAAGTTAGCAGTAGTTTTCAAATGCGAAGATGTATTGGGACACCGATACAAATACGAAAAAGAATTTTATAATTTAAAACCACATGAAACAAAGGAAGTAAAAATAAACGAACGGATCATGAAAGAGGGTTTTAGTAAACATTTGAACAGGGAAGCGACGTTTCCTAGCTATGAATTCTATAAAATCAAAATAAAGCAGTAAAATATAGCAGAGCGCCCCTGAGCGCCTTTCCGTGGAAGGAGGGCGCTTATTTTTATGTTGACAAACCTGCAAACCATTCAAAAATTACAAGAAATTGTGGAAAATAATCCTCAGCAGTATCAGGCTGTGGAGGATTTGTTTGAAATGCTCAGGATTTATGAATCTGAGGATGAAAAACAGGCTCATTTATGGAATAAGGACGTGCGCAGAATATCAGCGCAGCAGGTCAAACTTGCGAGAAGCGATAGTTTAGCAGAAAAATTTTATTATTTGAATAAGCGGTCGTTGCTTTTTGATGCTAAAATTGATTTTGATGCATATTTGCAGTATATAGAGTTTAACAGGGAGCCTGAAAAGAGGTTTTATCTTCCTCGCAGGAAGCAGATTTTGCCGATTGTCCAGGCAATGCAGAAATTAGAAGATGATAAACTGGATTTACTGAGTATTTCGCAACCACCCGGGACGGGCAAGACAACTCTTGGTATGTTTTTCCTGTCATGGATCATGGGCAAATATCCGATGAGTGCAAATATTGCATCCGGACATTCAGGAGCGTTGACAAGGAGCTTCTATGACAGGGTCAATATCCTTATCACCGACCCGGAATACCTGTGGGCTGACGTGTTTCCGGGCGTAAAAAAAGCTTACACGAACTCGAAAGAGGAAATAATCGACCTGGAAAAGAAAAAGGAATTCGCAACTCTTACATGCCGTTCTATTGACGCGACGCTGACGGGAGCTACCCGGTGCGACAAATACTTGTACTGTGACGACCTGGTGAGCGGCATCGAAGAGGCGTTGTCAAAGGACAGGCTGGACAATCTTTGGGAGAAGTATACAAATGACTTGAAATCTCGCAAGAAGATGGGCTGTAAAGAGATTCATATTGCAACCAGGTGGAGCGTCCATGATGTTATAGGCAGGCTCCAGGAGCAGTATAAGGATGATCCGCGGGCGAAGTTCTTATCATTCCCTGCCCTCAATGAAAATGAGGAAAGCAATTTTGATTATATGTATGGTGTGGGCTATGACACGAAGTATTTTCTTGATATGAGGGAAAGTCTTGATGATGTATCATGGAAGTGTCTGTACATGAATGAACCGATCGAGCGTGAGGGGTTGTTGTTCCCGGAAGATGAACTCACAACATTTAATGGTACGCTTCCCGATGGTGGACTTGTTGCAAAATATGCAGCATGTGACGTAGCCTGGGGCGGTGGTGACAGCCTTTCAATGCCGATAGCGTATGAGTATGAGGATGGCAGCGTCTATATCGTGGATGTAGTGTTCAATAAGGGAGACAAGACTGTTACCAGGCCGATTGTTGTGGGGAAATTGAAGCGTCATCTTCCGCATAGGGTTCAATTTGAGGCGAATAACGGCGGCGATGAATACTGCGATGCAGTTGATGCCGAACTTAGAAAAGCCAATATCCGCTTGCATTTAACTCACAAGAAAGCTCCCTCTACGTCAAGCAAGCTATCACGAATCATTCAGGCATCGCCAGATATTAAGAAATTTATTTTTCTTGATAAAAAACACAGAAGCAAAGAATATGCTGCGTTCATGAAGGAGCTTACTTCGTTTGTGCAGACCGGGAAAAACAAACATGACGACGCTCCTGATTCCCTGGCAATGCTGGCTACAATGATTGGCAGGCGGTACGGCAAGGTTACGGCAATTAAAAGACCTTTTTAACTGAATATGGCATGAAAAATATTGACATACACAATATATTGTAATATAATAAGCCTGTATATAGTGCGCGAGCGGTGATAAGAGCGCACGAGAGGATGCCGATGTACACGGCCGCTTAATTCCTCTTGGCGGGGTGCAATTCCCTGTCCGTTCAAATATAAGTAATTTCAGAGCATGATTGCTTGGGAGCTCCGGCTCCGGAAGTGGTCATGCTTTTTGCTTTTTTAGGGTAAAATGGGGAGGTTTGAATGAGTAGCGTAAAAGGCAAGGTGCTATTTGGAAGAACAGTTTTATATTCTGCTGAAAGTGAAATTACAGCGGACAACCTTATTGATGTCTTGAATGAGGTGCTGCCCATTCATAATCAAAACAGCCTTGAGATTGATTATTTGTATAAATATTATTGCGGCAGGCAGCCGATTTTGGATAGGGTAAAGAAGGTGCGCCCTGAGATAAACAACAAGATAGTTGAAAACCACGCCTTTGAGATAGTGGATTTTAAGAAGGGATATGTATTTGGCGAGCCTATACAATACATCCGTCGGGGAGAAAGCGTCGGGGAAGATAATATTTCGAGGTTTAATGAATATATGACAGCCGCGGACAAAGCTAAAAATGACAAGGACCTGGCGGAGTGGTTCTATATTTGCGGAACATCTTACCGGATGGTTTTGCCGAGCAATCATTATGATGATGTGCCCTTTGAAATAGATACCCTTGATCCGAGATACACTTTTGTGGTTTATAATAACGGCTTCGGGAAAAGGCCGTTAATGGGCGGTAAATACATAACGATAAAAACAGCTTCGGGTGAGAAAAAAGAAATATATAGCATTTATACTCCTGCTGCTTATTTCGAGGTAATGGACAATGAGATTATAAAGAATGAGCCTCATGCTTTAGGATATATACCAATAATCGAATACCCTGCTAATAATTCAAGGCTGGGGGCTTTTGAGGTTGTCCTGCCATTGCTTGACGCTATTAATAATACCGTATCAAACCGCATGGATGGCATAGAGCAGTTTGTACAGGCATTTATGAAGTTTATAAACTGCGAAATAGACGAAAATGAATTTATTGCTTTGAAAGAACTTGGGGCGCTGATGGTTAAAAGCACTTCGGAGGCCCCAGCGGATGTGGATATGGTATCTAAGGAGTTGGATCAGAGCCAGACACAGATAACCAAAGACGACCTTTACAGAGCGGTTCTGATTATATGCGGTATGCCGGACAGACACCAGAATGCGAAATCCACAAGCGATACCGGTACTGCGGTTTATTATCGGGATGGCTGGATTGCGGCAGAGGCAAGGGCAAAGGATACGGAACTTGTGTTCAAGAGTTCGGAAAAACAGTTCCTGAGGATAGTATTGAGAATCCTCAAGGATACAGAAGGAATAGATATTAAGCTTAAAGATATAGACATTAAGTTCACCAGGAACAAGGCAGATAACCTGCTAGTTAAGACTCAAGGATTGCAGAACATGCTTGAAGCGGGCATCCATCCGCAAATAGCAATCACTACTTGCGGGCTGTTCAGTGATCCTGAGCAAGTATACATTGATTCCCAAGAATACCTTGAGAAGTGGAAAGTTGCTGAGGCAACGGCAACACCTGGGAACAACAAGCCTAATCCTACAGATGCGGACGGTGATGCCATTGAGGGTGGTTAGGTGCTTGCAATGCGGCAAGCTTCTTGGTAAAATTAAGGGAGAGGCGGAAATTAAATGCCCTCGATGTAAAAAAATTAACAAAATTAATACGGAGCGCCAAGAGAGCGCCAGTTGACCGAAAATCGGTTGATTGGCGCTCTTTTCTTTATAGTGCAGAGAAGCACGTTAAAAAACGCATAGTGCAGAGAAGCACTCTAAAAACGCAAAATTCACGGTGAGAGAACACCTAAAAACGCAGGAGGTAATAAAAATGGCAAGTTTAAAGGAACTGTTAGGAGACGCATACAAGGAAGGTATGACTCTTGAAGAGGTTGAGGCAGCACTGGCTGATAAAAACCTGGTGGACCCATCCACCCTGCCAAAGTCGGTGAGCAAGGAATTGTTTGACAAGACAGCCTCGGAGCTTGCGAAGGTCAAGGGAGAATTGAAAAAGTTGAAAGAAAGTTCAATGACAGCAGAAGAAAAGGTGCAAGCGGAGCTTGATAAAGCAACAGAGCTACAGAAACAATACGGCAGAGAACTCGCAAAGCTCAAGGCTAAAGAAATATTTATAGGAGCCGGGCTGACCGAAAAAGACTACGCTCCCTTGCTGGATGTGGTAGTGTCCGAGGACGAAGAGGTGACAGTCGGCCGAGCGAAGGCGATGGTGGATGTTATCAATGCTCAGAAGCAGGCGGTTGAAAAAGCGGTAAAGGCAGATTTGTTAAAGGGTACACCTAAACCCCCTGCTGGCTCTGGCGCTAATCCTAAAGTGGATTACGAAAAAGAAATTGCGGCAGCCCGGGAGCGCGGGGACATGGTTGCTGTGGCAGCATTGATACGCCAACAGCAAATGGCTGAAAAGCAAAATGAATAAAGGAGATGATTAAATGGCAGATCAGGTTATTACCAGTTTTGGAGTATTGAATTACTCCGGGATGTTATTTAATAAAGGCAATACCAGGACGCCTTTCAGCACCGTAATAGGTGGCAAAAGAAAAGTTACAAACCATGTAGAGTTTGTAACAGGACAGGAATATCAGACCGAGGGTGGCAGTCAACCGAATATTTCAGAAAACCAGTCTTTGACTGCTCCTGACGCAACACGTACCACTAGAGTGCAGAAAACTAATGTTACTCAAATTTTCCAAGAAAGCGTTTATATTTCTTACGCTAAAGAATCGAACATGGGAACTTTGTCTGGAGTGAATATATCAGGCCAACAGGCTAATCCGGCAAACGAACTTGATTTTCAGATAGCCGCTAAGATGGCTAAAATCGGACGGGACATTGAATATACGTTCATCAATGGTTCCTACCAAAAAGCCGATAACGACAACACGGCAAACAGAACCCGTGGAATGCTTACAGCGATTACTTCCAATGTTATTGATTTGAACGGCAAACCTTTGAGAGTTTGGGACGTTGCTGAACTTATGAAGCTCGTATACGAAGCTCAGGGAAGCCTCAACGGACTTGTATTGTGGGTTGACCCTGTAAGCCTGTTCCAGCTTAACGCTGACGCCGAGCAGAACGGTAACACAATAGTACCCGCTTCACGGAATATCAATGGTATTGCTATCAATACCTTGCTGACTCCCCTTGGAGAAGTAGGGGTATATCTTGGCGAATTCCTGCCGGAAGGCACAGTGATGCTGTGGAATCCTGCTGTTGTTGCGCCCGTTGAGCAGCCTCATCCGGAGAAGGGCAATTTCTTCTTGGAAGAGCTGGCAAAAACTGGTGCAGGAAGCAAGTAT